CTACTGCTTGTCTTCTGTTACCAGATCTTCTGCTCCGGAATCAATCAGGACCTCTTTTACCTTGTCCTTTAAAAGTCTCGGTACCTGTGAATAAGTTTTCTTGCCTAACATAATCTGCTGTGCCCATAACATTGCCATCATTTCTTTTCCTCCTGAAATTTGTAATAATATGAATAAAAATAAAATGGTTAATACAATTATCGTTTTACTGATATACCGTTTCAGACATTTCCAAAATGCATCCTTCGAGCATTTCATTTTTCTCCTCCGCTTTTTCGACTCTTGACTGCAGGTTCGTATTTTTCTCTTCTGCTTCTTTAAGTCGTGCCTCCAGAGCTGCTATCCGGCTGTCTGGATCTTCTCCTTCCCGGTACATCAGCACACCAAGGATGCCGGCTGTGTACTTCACGATTGCATCGAGCTTTGTGTAGTTTTCATACACAACGGTATCTGCATCCCGTTCGCTCACAGACATTCTCTTAGTTGTTGTCTGATCAGAGAATAAAGTCTTCAGCTGATCCTCGGATGCTGAAATGGTCTTGATCAGAAGTGCGCCATCCGTCTGCTCAGTGACCTGCTGGATCTGCAGTTCCTGACCATCATTGAATGTGATTTTCATTTTTCTGTTTGCCCCTTTCTTCTTTTTAGAGGGATTCTGAACTAAATAGCAATTTATTAAATGTAAAAGCAGATTTGACAAAAGCGAACGATAGTATTGCGACCATAAACGATAAACTGATTTCTATCGTAGAACGTGGAACCAAAAATAACTACAATTACACAAAATATTCCAACGGCGACATGGTTATGTGGAGTAAATATACTTGGAATACCAATCTTGCAACCAGTTGGTATAACTGGTATTTTGCTTCTAGTGCTGCGGTTGGTTTTCCAGTAGCATTCAATGAAGCTCCTTTAATTATAGTATCTCCGGCAAAGACTAACGAACTGTATGGTCTTGGAGTTACCGAAGTGACTACAACCGGGTACAAGCTTACAGCATACAGTCCAAAGCAAGGAATGTGTTATGTACAAGCTGATATGCTTATAATCGGAAAATGGAAATAATTCTAATATGTTCCGATTGCAATATAGTCCATATAAAAAGCTTTATTTGTGTATGCTGCAAAATATCCTAATCGAAGCTGGGAAATTCCATTCAAGGTTGTGGTTTTTCCAAGAATCATAACCCAATCATCACTATTTTGAGTTATTGTACAACCCCCTAAAAATTTAAACGGCTTTGGAAATGTTGCTTGTTCTATTTTGGTACTTACACCCGTATATCCAGTGCCATTTTGTTGCAATGAGGCATATACGCGAATTGTTCCGGCACATATTTGAATCCTGTTTTTAGGAAATCGTATACAAATGCTTTTTGTTGATGGATCTATATAAGTTTCATATAATTTGCTACTTAATTCAGAAAGTCCATCCGCCACACTCAGCAAACTCTTCACTTCAGTAACGTTAATTCCATCATAATGCACCTCAAAAGCTGGGCAATCGTCCACAAGATCTCCATTCTGCAAATTTCCCGAAGTATATGCCGGTACTGCCGGATTACTTGCAACCGGTGTTCCCTGGATCACCTTCCAACTGCAGTTTTCAACCTCTGTCTCTGCATTTCTGGTATACCGATTTACAATAAGATCAATCCTTTTCATTCCCTGACTACCATTTGTCAGTGTAACCTCATCATAAGTACCAATATCCACGCAAGATATACAGCCGTGATGCGCCATCATCCCACTCCGGATTTTCATTAGATTATTACTGCTAAGTTCTGGCTTAAGATTCTCTCCACTTGTTATAATATAACTCCCCTGCCCGATAATCCCCTCCAGCATCTGCCGGAACTGCTGACTTGTTACGTGAGGTGATCCGGTTCTTCCTGATACGATTTTCATTCTGTATCTTCTCCTTCCAGTTTATAAGTAATTGATTCCACATCATTCGTAATCTCGTAAATGATATTTTCGATTGGTTTTGACATATACATCCCGGTCAGGTAATCCCGGCCACCGACAATATCTCCAATCCCAACCTCGATGCCAAGCTTTGCAACATCCATCTGAAATGTCTTTTTATTCATCAGCTTCTGCAATTGTTCCATGGACGTTTTCTCCAGCTCTGCTGTTTCTGTGCTCGTATTTTCGTACACTGCTGAGATCTCATTCAGTCCTTTGTAATACTGCGTCTTTCCAATGCTTCCATCTTTCTGCACATACAGATGGAATACGTTCCTCTCCTGCATTTCCCCTTTTCCGGTTACAACCAGATGATTTACGCCATTTTGTTTATCATCCATCGTGAAATTTAAGCGACTGTCCTGTGACAATTCAATCTGTGCAGAATAATCAGTAATCGGAACTGCTTCAACCAGAATATAACATGGCTCGTCCTGTTCTTTGATCAGCCGGATCTGCAGGCGGTATCCGACACTTTGCAGCATTTTAGTAAGACCTTCCAGTAATGTACTGTACCGGTCAAATTGAAAATTCTTTACAGATATACCCGTATCTTCTGATGAAACTCTGAATAATCCATCAAACTCCGGCTCGATCAGTGTTTTCATTACCTGATTCAGTTCTCCGGATACTGTTTTATAATCCGATCCGGCAGGCGGCTCGATCACCTTATACTGCAGTCTTCCCCGCCATGTGATTCCCTTCAGCTCCACATAATCCAGCGTTGTATCTGTCAGCACCTCTCCGATAATGCCTCCATATTCTGTTTCCGTAATATACACATAGCTTGAAAAGGTCAGCTCTGAATACCAGTTCGACCTTGCAATCTGCACAGAAAACTCATATTCCCCATTCGTATCCACTGTGATATTTGAGTCCAAAATCGCTCCCAGTTCTCTTCCATCACTATCTGCAAGAATTATGTCCTTTACCACGGCGGCTCCCTCCTGTTCAAAAATAAAGTCAGGTCAAATCCATAATCCCCGGACCAGTTAATATTTAAAAGCCCGGATGGTATTCTCTCGAAAACAGTTTGTTTCTGTGCTCTCTGATTAAATAAATTTTGTACCGTTCCATTCGTCAAATACCTTCGGATCGTTCTTCTCTGGCTATCTATGATCAGATATTCCCTGCTTTCAAGTGTTACGAAAAACTCATAAGGATAATCATTGATCAGAATCTTCGGATTTACACATGGTCCGTAAATGATCATCCGGTACTCGCTTGGAATGATGTGATCAACGTCCCATGCTGCGATTCCTCTTTTTTCCCCGGCAAAGTCAAACGGATAATCATACTGAAAATCTATCCCGGATGCTGCTGTTTCTTCCAATTGTGGAAAAAACTGTCTTGTCGCTTCTACTACCCATACAAGCTCTGGAGCTTGGAAGGTGATTTCCACTTCCGAATACACATATCCCTTCCAGCCCTCTTTTGCAGATTTCAAAACCTTGCATCTTAAATATGCACCATTCACATACAGCTTCCCGTAGGTGTCATTTTCTGCATCAACCGCAATGATCCGGTATAGCTGCTCCATATTTGTTTGGAACTCTTCCCGCTTTCCAAACACATCAATTGTAACTGTTTTCTCATATCCGTCTGAAGATTCTGACCAGTCCGCATCGAACCAGTCAGTCTTCGTTGTACGAAAAGGAGCTTTTAAAAGATTCAGCTTTTCGCCATTCATATTTTCATAATATACAATCATACCTGTGGCACTGCTCCTTTCGGTAATGGTCTGTCTATCCGTTTCGTATCCAGGAATACCGGCTTATTACCATTTTCTTTTGCAATCTTCCTCTGGATACGTTCAAATCTGTCGTAATCAAATCCCTGATCCTTAAAGATCGGATTATTCTTTATTCCACCAACCGTTTTATCTGGATTAACGGATGTCGTAAGCTGTACACTTCTCTGCAGGCTCTGGATTGCTTTTTGTACTCCGGCATTCATGGATCCGACCGGAATATTCTTCTCAAATCCGATTCCCATACCAAGAGCCATCATCTTACCAACCTGGTCACGGAATACACGGGATGGTGAATGAATACCAAGTTTTGATTTCACCCAATTGAGTGCATTATCCGCCGCGTTTGCAGCTGCTTCTGCCAGGCTTTTTGCCGCACTTGTTAATCCACTTGCAATTCCCCGGACAATGTTCATACCAACACTGCCCCAGTTTACACTGGTAAATGCATTTTTGATCTGGCTGATCATGGATGGAATCTTACCAAGAAGCGCCGGAATTCCCTGAACCAGTCCGACTGCGAGCTGTGTGATGATCTTCACACCAGTTTGTACAATCTTCGGCAAATTCGTGATAATCGTAGATGCCAGCTTGCCGATGATAACCGGTGCTTTCGCTGCCACCTGCGGAATCGCGTTTGCAATTCCCTGTGCCAAGCCTTCCATTAACTGCAATCCGGACATAATTAACTGTGGCAGATTATCAATCAGTGACTCAACCAGAGTCAGGATTATCTGTACCGCTGCCGGAATTAACTGCGGAAGCTGTGCGCCCAAGCTGCTCACCAGAGTTGCTATGATGCTTGCGCCTACAGAAATAAGCGATGGTAGATTTGCTGTAATCGCATTCATCAATCCCAGTATCAGGGTTGCACCAGATGAAATCAGTCCCGGAAGTGCTGCTGTGATCCCGGCTCCAAAGTTGGATATGACCTCTGGTCCTTTGGTCTGCACCAGAAGAAGAATCTGATCAATCTGTGTACCGAACTGACTATAAACCAGTCCAAGACCGGCTACAACAACAGCCGCAACTGCACCAAAGTTCATCAATCCGACAAATGACGGAATGAATCTGCCTACCATTCCGAGTACGCCTTGCAGGGCAGATCCTATCTGTCCGCCCCATGCCCCCAGATAACCGGCGGTATCTCCAAGCAGTGAAAAAGCACTTGTAATTCTGGGAATCTTCGATGCTATCGCGGATCCGATTTTCCCAACTGCCCCACCAATTTTACCCGGAACACCGGAAACTACCTTGCCGATCTTTCCGACAGTAGCTGACAGTTTCGGAGTCAGTACCTGAAACGGTCCTGTAATTGCACTGCCAAGCCCTTTCAGGCTACCCGTAAAATCTTTCCGGAAATTTGCAGCCGATTTTGTTGCGCTTTTGAATCCCTTCGGAAGCTTTCCGAGCTCAGACAAAACACCCGTTGTAATTCCGCTGAATCCCTCAACGGCTGTCTTTACATTGCCGATCTGGGATCCAAATAACGAAATCACCGGTCCAGCTCCCGCAAGAACTGCCGCGGTCTTGCCAAGATTCATGAGCTCATCCGTACTCATGTTCTGCAGCTTATCGGTTAACTTACCAACACTATCCGTAAATCCCTTTAGTTGCGGAACTGCATCTCCAATTTTTCCGGATAAGGATTCCACCACATCCATTCCGGTCTTTCCCAGACGCGGGATCATTTGTCCAAGATTATTTAAGATATTCTTTGCCGCTGTCCAGAATGTATCAACCAGATCGTTCGCGCTGATTATACCAGCTTCAAAATTCTCCCAGGCGGCTTTAGCAGAATTAACAGAACCTTCAATCGTTGTAGAGGCTTCTTTTGCGGAAGTTCCTGTGATTCCGAGATTTTGCTGGACTTTGTGAATTGCCTGAATCATCTGGTCAAACGTTACATTATCCAGATCTTCTATTTTTTCATTTAAGATACCGGAATCATTGATCAATCGGATCATTTCCGACTGTGTACCGCCGTAACCTAATTTAAGGTTATCCAACATTGTGTAATTCTGCTTTGCAAATCCCTGATAGGCATTCTGGATATCCTGCATATTCGTACCCATCTTATTGGCATTGTCTGCCATGTCGATAATCGCCATATCTGCTATCTCTGCAGCCTTTGCAGTATCTCCGCCTAAGCCCTGTAGTAATGATGCTGAAAAGCTTGTAACCGTTGACATGTAATCATTAGCAGAAAGCTGTGCTGTTTTGAACGCATTGTTTGCGTTTCTGATCACTGTCTTGGCACTATCTTTAAATAGTGTCTCTACACCACCGACCTGCTGCTCCATATTGGCGACTACACCAAGAGAAGACTTTACAATCGCCGCCGCTCCAGCTCCTACAGCTGCAACAGCTCCGGTCATTGCCTTGCTGACTACAGATAAGCCACTTTTTCCAAGACTTCCAAGCTTATTTATGCCTTCATTGAACCCACTCTCATTGATTTTGGTATCAAAATTCAA